GGGCCTTCGTACTCCGACAGGATTGGATGCCCTCAGATAACCGAGGAAACCTTTCCAGAAGGAGTAGTACATGCCCATTCAAGACCCTATCGGATGCGTCGCTCAGGTCGAGCGTAGCAAGGCCGCCTTCACGGCTGCCCTGCTTAGCCAAGAAGCGATTTGCTTCTTGGTCACGAAATCCGACAAAGTGTGCACCGAGGTCGAAGCTCTGGCGCCCAATGGGCGGTTCGAACTTCGCAGCTTCCTCCAGTCGATTTACAAACTGAAGGAAGAAGGCCTGCTGTATGTATTGCATAGCAGTGGGCTCCTCGGCAATAATGCGCACGGTCTTGTCCGTCTTAGGAACTGGAGTGACCTTTACAGGTACCTCCTGCCCGGGTTCGAGAATCTGAGCACGGTCCAATTCGTCATAATCGGCGAGTTGAGGCAGAGCGTAATCTCCGTAAGGAAAGACACGCTCAAGCCTCTGAGTCCACGAACGGTTCGAGAACTTCGCGTTTCCGCGAAGACGATCCGCAGTGGCCCCAGGTCCGTGGCGAGGGAGGAAGGAGCGAAGGATGGTTGGCTCGACGACTTTGCTGTCGAAGAACTGACCGTCCTCCACCATGCCGTCCGCCTGAGAGAGTTTTGTATACTCAACCAGGTTGCCGGATGGAAACTCTAGGTCAAAGATTTGATCTAGAGGATCTTTAATCCTACCTCCGGGAGTCCTTGGAACTCGGCGTTCCCGCCGACTGAGGATAGTTCCCGTATGATCGCTCACACGGTCTTTCTCATTCCAATTATCCACGAGCTGATGTCTGTCAAGAAAGGAATTCTCAACAAAAGAAAAAACATCAGCCCAGAGCAGAGTCGACGCTTGGCGAAAGAGGGGTAATATCTCCTCCAAGCTATTGATGTCAAACTCTCTCAGTTCTGCCTCGATCTTAACAAACCGTTCCATAGCCAAAGCTTGCCGCTCAGGTGAGCAGAGTCGCTTTATCTTACCAAACACGAGCGTTAACTCGCGCACGGCTTCGATGGAATCTATGTTAGGATTGTCAAGCAGTACACCATCAGCGTCGAAAATGAGATCTAGGAAGCCACCGAGAAATCGGGGCCTCCCCCTCCATTTGCCAAACTGGCTAAAGAGGGTGGGATCAAGATACCCCAACTCAAGACTTCTTTCGAAGTCTTTACAGAATTGGGGCAAGAGGATGGTGAGAAAACTCTCACCCTCCGCTTCGACGCGTCTCGTGACGGTTTTGATGTCACGAGCAGCACTAGTGCCGCACCAGCTAGCTACTTCTGTAGCTAGCACTCTCCACAGTGACGTAAGGCTTTTCATACATCCCCCTAACTGGGGTGGTGTAGTCCATAGTCTTACGCTTGCAGATTCGCTTCCGCAAGGAAGCTAGCTTTCCCCACCCAAAAGCTGAGTGAGGGCAGCACCAGAAGAAGCAGTGAGATAGGTAATAAAACCGTCCACCAGCTGCTTCTGGGTCGTAACCGTGAGCAGACCCACCTTAGGCGACTTGGAAACCAGCCAGATTGCATCGGCTACCTCCAGAAATTCGCCTGTAGAAAGTGGGTTTGCGACGGTTTGGATACGGTCGAGACGGATCATCCGCTGGTTACTACCACCCAAAGAGTGGTTGATAGTAAGTCGGTGGGTGCCGTCATTCGTCTTAAACTCGCCCGAATTTGTACCCATAGAGGTACGCTTAAGGTTCTGAGCAACGGCGTTGACCGTAACCGTCATGTCTGCAAACATAAAACATCTCCTGTGTTGAGAGACTCACCAGCTATTGGCGAGCCGTGGAAAAACACTCAGACCCTGATATAGGATCAGAGCCACGGTACTGCTAGAACGCTGTGCTGAGTCCCAGCGCAACGATGATGGCTTGCTGTTTGGTAGTTAAACCGCCAAACGTCTTGCCAAAGCCGTATGGTGATGCCGGAAGTCTAACTTTAGACTCCTGGATACGTGTTTTAACCTGGATACCGCCGGGCTTGCCATTAGAGCAAGTACCGGAGTAAACGGTCTCCTTCAACGTATGGCACATAATGTATGCGTGCCTAATCACCAAGCTGTCGGTATTCAAAGCCGAAATATTGTGGATAACATCCCCAGTATTAAGGCCCCAATCGGCAGCCCAGCTCCACGGGCTGAGGTTCCAAAGAACCTCCGGAGTAAGCCTAACGCCAAGAACTTTTCTGGCGTAAGCTCCGTGACGACGAACTTTGTCGTTGATGGTGTTACCGGTAGGAAGGTAATATTGATACTCACCTTCGAACCAGATCTTTTGATAGATCCGCTGGTAACAACCTCCACCTGTGAAGAAACCTATCGCTGGTGACATAGAAAACGTGCAGGGATCTGCACGCGACACCTCGCTGATAGGGAACTCGAATCTCCTCTTAATCGGATGGTTTGCACCTTCCTGGTACTGACGAAT